ATGCCTTTAATAACATTTGGTAGTAATTCCAAACTTAAACTAAAAATACCTTCTAAAGGTGATACTAACTGGTCAGAAGATTTTAAAACATACTTTGTTGATCCTATTGTAGAGCACGATCACTCAGGAATAGATGGTAGAGGTAAACAACTTACTGCTAATGCTATAGAAGATAAGGCAATTGGACCAGAGCATATTAACTTCGGATTAACTGATTTATCAGATGTCTCTGCATCTGGTCTTGATAGTGGTAAATATTTAAAATATGAAAATAATAGATGGCAAGCTGCTGATGTTGATCAAGCTCAAACAACTATTAGTAATGCAGGAAGTGGGGTAGACTCTATCGGAGATGATGAAACAGGTATTGGATTAGGTCCTAACTCAGAAATTTTTATTGAAGATGTACAAGGGGGAGATAGTTTAGATTTTAGTCAACGTGAATCAGGCACTATTGTAGGCGTAACCTTTGTAATTGATTCTGCCACAACAGATGGAAAAAGTGCTATATTTAATAATTTAAAAGAATGTGTAATTATTTCTAATATAGATATAGAAGTACAGGGACAATTAGATAAATGTATAATTATTATGGAGAATGATGAAACTACTCCAGGTTCAGTAGGATGTAATTTAACTCTTAGCGGATCTATTAATGGTGCTACTGAAGAGTTTTTTCTAGTTAAATCCAGTAGAATATTATCTGATACTATAGAAGTTATTAATGGGAGTGATCAAATAAATGTATTATTTCTAGACTCAGAAGTAAAAACTAAACGATTAAATTTTCAATTAAATGCAGGATCTAATGGTAACTACTCTAGAATTACTAGAAGTAATGTAGAAGTTACTGAAAAGATAACAAACAGTAAGGATTTAACAACTTTATCAGGGGTTAAAAAATTACAATTAATTGGTTCAAAAGTATCTACTCCTTTGTTTCAACACCTTGTAGGAGGTTCTTTAACTAATTATACTTTAACTAATGCTTTTATAGATGTAGACGATGAATCAGAACTTAAACAAGTAGCTACTGCTTTTACGAAGATATGGAAAAATGCTGATAACAGGTGGAATTATGTAATGTCACCTTCAGGTATAAATAAGTTAATATCAGCAGATGCTCAGGGAGTTCCTTCTGAGTTTAGTTTAACCCAAGGCAGACTTTTAAAAGGCGGAGCTAATGGATTTGAATCTCATCAACACATTTTAGATAATATAGATAATGTTAATATAACTAATCTTACAGATGGACAAGTTTTAGAATATGATAATTCAAATTCTAAATGGATAAATACGACTCCTGTAACTTCTCAGATAAACCTATATAATGGTGTTGAGGTTACTTTAACTCATAATGAGAGTAATGGATATATTGTTAGATATGAGCCTGATAACAAAAGATTTGTAAAAGACTATCCTTATGTCCCAATTTTATTAGATCCTTCTTGTTATAATTTTGGAACCATAACAACATCTGCTCCTAGTGATAGTTCAAGTAGCACACATACTCACACTATAGCTCTAACAAACCCTACTCCAGGAAATTTAACTAAAAGTGTCCCTACTTATAGATATGATAGCGGTGGTGGAACTACATTATATTGGGAAACTAGTTATGCTGATTCTGAAATAATAATAGCAAAACCAGGGGAGATTATTGTTATAGAAGAAATAGGTGTTTCAATAATAGGTAGTTTTGGAGCGTGTGTTGTAGAAACTGTAAAATATGCTAATGATACTGGAACTATATATTCTTCACGAAGCGATTACATAGCTGCTCAGGTAGGAATCAGTTCAGGGACTATCTCAACTATAACAAATTATAGTAGATTAAATCTAGGAGGTACTCAACTAGCCACATCTTTTAGTACGGGACTATCTGCTAAGACTTATTACGTATTAGGAACAGGAACTCCTAATGCTCCTTTAGGAGCTGCTACGTGGGTAAACCATGGAGATAACTCTACCTATACATTTGATTGGAAGAGAAGCCGATACAATAATGATCCTTTAGGATTTAGTTACCATGACAAAATAGATAATGAAGCTTACTATGACCATACTGTTAATCAAGAAAGATGGGAAGTCACTAATTCAAATTTTAGTTTGGATGGCTTGTCATCTTTATCTACTTATTTTCCCTATGGTGGTAAAATATTTTTAAGGTTTGGTAGTAACAGGGCTAGTGGCGGTGAAGGTATAAGTGGCACTATGAAATACAAAGTATATAAAGCATTTAATTTATTTCCAAGGTATTTATAAAGGATAAAGTATGGTATCAGAAACTAGAAAAAATTATACAGCTTGGTTTAATAAAGAATATGACAAAAATCCTGGAGGCGTTGCCGAGTGGACAAACCCAAACACAGGTAAAAAAGAAAAGCATAAACTTGTTAAAGCAGGTGATTCATCAAGTAAAGGTAATGAAAGTAAAGGAGATTCTAATATGGATAAACCAGAAGGAAGCATGTGGGGAACAGAGAATTTAAAAGCAGGAGCAAGTACATTAGCTGTAGGCATGGCTGAACATGCTGGTGGCTCAGCAATGGGAGACGCTGTAAAGGCTGGTATGGCATCAGGATTTAATCCATACGTTATGGGAGCTGCGGCTCTTATGTCAGCCTTTAAATCTAGAAAAGAAAAGAAGAAAACTAGAATGATGGGAGACGCTAGAGCCTTAGGAGAAAAGGCAGCAGGAGAGCAAAAGAAATCTGATATTTATGGTCAGATGGCTCAGTCGATTAGAGGTTCATTAGGGGGAGCTAATAGAAAACGTAGCGTAAACTTATAAGGAATATAAATGAGATCAGTAACTCGCTTAATAGAGCAAATACGTAGACAGACTGAGAATGAGGAAGTATCAGATTTTATCGGTATAAAAGATGAAGAATTTATCCAATATATAAATGATGCTCAATACAATCTTCAGTCTCAAATTGTTCAGCAACATCCTCGTGTATTTATTGATGAGGCAATTATACAAACTGTATCAGGTCAAGAGCGTTATGACCTTCCTAGTGATTGTTTTCTGGCTAATAAGGTTCACAATGTAGAGTATAGTCCTACAGGCAGTGATGATGATTACTACGTACTTAGACAAACTACTATGAAGAGTAGAACATCTGGAGTAGATGCAGATCCTTCTCAATATATTAGAGTAGCTGGTCAAATACTGCTGACTCCTCAGCCAAGTTCAGGCGGTTCTTTGCGTATAAATTATGTAAAAAGATTACGTGAATTAGATAAGAGAAAAGCTCAAGTTAGTACACAAGCTACAATTAGTTCTTTAGATACTTTTGAAATACATCTAAACAATGTTAGTTTTGATACAAACATTGAAGATTTAAGATTACATGATTTTATATGTATTGTAGATAAAGAAGGTAAAAGTATAGTAAAAAATATAGAAATAGATTTAGATATAAATAATACAAACTCATCTAAAATTACTTGTAAACCACATACATTAGCAACAGGAGAATCTGCTGTCATACCAGTAGGATCTTACATTGTAGGAGGTAAAAACACTACTACACATAGCGAGCTAGGTATTGAGGTAGAGCGTTATTTAATTTCTTATTGCGCATGGAAAATATTAAAAAGAGATTCTAGTGTAGATAGTCAAGAAGCTATGCAAGAATTAACACTTATGGCTCAAGAGATTGTTAAGTCATACGCTCTTATAACTGATGATGTACAACTTATTCCCGAAATTAATAGTCGGGATGATTGGAGTATTTAATGGCTGTAAATCATACACTAATACGAAATTCAGAAAACTTTAAAGGACTCGATAGAAGATCTTCTGATTTAGCACGTACTAGAGAATATGCCACAGATATGTTAAATGCTGCTTTTCGTAAGACAGGAGCCATAAATAAGAGAAAAGGTTTTAAAATAAATATAAAAGATAACAATAGTTTTTATGGAGCTAGTAGTTTAAAATTAGTAAATGCTTTAGATGGATCTGTAAGCGAAGAAATTATTGCAGTAGACGATAAAAAAGCCCATAAGTTATTAGATTATCCTTTTAATATTGCTTATGAAGGAGGATCTAACGTATATTTATCAATAATATCTGAGGAAAACGCTTTTAAAATAATTGTTAAAAGTCAGGATAGCGTATTACTAGAAAAAAGTTTAGGTACAGGAGAGTCTTTGGGAGACATGACTGTTCAAGATTTAAAAAGTGAGCTGACTACATTAGAGTTTAAAATAGCTACTATTCCTAGTAGTGCTAATTTAGGTAATATAACTACAATAGTTCCTAACCAAACTTTTGCTTACCCTTTAAGTATTCCTCATTCAAATGTTACAAATAAACTTGCTTTAAAAGTAGGAGAAGTTGTAAAAATTAATCAAGAAACTCAACCCCTCAATGAATTAATTATTACACAAGTACAAACAAATTATAATATAAATGAAGAAATAACTTCTTATGATATTGTTTTAACAGGAAACTCTTATACATTATCTAACTTTGCTACACAAGGAGCTGGTATAGCTTTAAGTTTAAATGAAGCAAATGATTTATCTGTAAATGTTTCTTCAGCAGCATACCCTCTTAAAGCAGCTTTTATGGATCTAGTTGTAGATAAAAGATTAGAACCTGCTTCTGTAGGAGGAGTTGATATATTTGTAAAAACATGGCAAGAACTAGAGCATGGAGATACCTTAGTAAATGATGGGACCTTAGATGAAAATTATTTTAGTTGGAGTATCCAAGATCAAAATCAAATTATAACAGATGAGTTAGAAAACGCTAGTTTTGCACAAATAAATAATGTTATGTATATATCTAATGGATATACTGATCTATTAAAATACGATGGAGAATACGTATATTCAGCAGGATTGCCAAATGCTAGTATAAAAAAAGATGATGATGGTAATAAATATTTTAGATTTAATGCTATTAGTGGAACTCAAATTGCTGATCAATCTGTATTAGATGATGCTCCTAATGACTCTGATTTTAAAGTAGAATATAGAGTTCAATATGAATACACTGATTACAAAGGTAATATTATTACAAGTCAGCCTTCTGAATCTTTTGCTGTAAACATAGCTGGTAGTCAAGCTGTGGAGATTGAGTGGACGCTAGATGATTTAGATGGACAATTACAATATGATTCGCAAAATGTTTTTACAGGAGTGAATAAAGGCGTATTAAATAATAGAGATTTAAGAGGTCTATTTAATGGTAATACAACATTTCCTAATGGGGATGTAAAAATAAAGCACCCTCAGTATGATGCCTTACCTAGTCAGGGAACATCTCCATTACAAAAAGAAAAAAATCAAAAAAGATTAAGAATTAAAGTGTACAGATCTAAAACTTATGACGCAGGTGCAACCGCTGGGGGAGTAGTAGGACAATACTATCTAGTAGCCGATGTAGAATATGATCATGGATCATCAAACGGTACGTGTAGCTTTACAGATCAAGTTAATGATACAGACTTAAACGTATTTTTAGCTTTAGTAGACCCTATTAAAAGACATGACCCTCCTCCAAGAGGAAAGTATTTATCTATTTTCAAAAACTGTTTAGTTACTGCTGGAGATCCTACAAACGTAAACAATGTAAGATACTCTTTACCAGCTAACGCTAGTACAGGAGAAATAGGTTCTGAGTATTTTCCAGACGATGAAAATGGTGTTGTTATTGATTCTCCTTTTGGAGACAAGATTACAGCGATTGCTCCTCTAAGAGATCTTTTATATGTATTTCACACAAATAGTATATCTGTTATGGGGGGACAAATAAACTTGCTAGAACAACCAGTATCAGAACTACTAACTAGAGAAGGTGGAATTGGATGTGTAAGTTTTCACTCTATACAGGAAGTAAAGAACACATTATTCTTTTTATCTGAGCAAGGTGTATATAGTATTAATGCTTCAAATGCTGTGCAAGAAGCATCTTCTCTTATAAATACTTTATTTGTTAATCCTAATGTAAATAAAAAAAGAGCTGTTACTGTGAACTGGACTAGTAAAGATCTTATTATAATGCAGATTCCTAGTGAAGATATTATAAATGAATATAAGACCAATGAAAACGGAGAGCAAGAACTTGTTCAATTAACTCACACTGTACAAGGTTCTCTCATAGTTGTTTATGATTACTACAGAGATGCGTGGCTAAAATGGGACAACATAGATATGGTAGCTTCAGGTATTATCTATAAAAATAATTTAAGTTTTATAAGTAGAAGCAAAGAGGGCTCTACATTTAGCACAATGTCTACAACAGATACAAAATATGATTTTACTGATCATACAGATCCTATAGACTTTGAATATGAAACTAATTGGGAATCTTTAGGACAGCCTACTGTACCTAAAAAGTTTTTACGTTTAAAAATATTTTCCTTTGATACTGACGGTACTTTTGAAAGTCCAGGTTTTAATTTATTAACAGGTGTTCAAAAAAATTATATAGACGCAACTTTAGGTGAGATAGATTTTGATTTTGATAACTATGCTACAGCAGGGTGGGGAATACCTCCTTGGGGAGAATTTGCTTGGGGCAACGCTTCTTCTAGTTTTTTAAAGAGTAAACTAATATCAGGAAAAACAACTTCTTTAAAATTAAAATTTGCAAATAATACTCAAAATGAAAACGTATTAATAACTACTTATGAGATGGAAATAGCATCTCCTTATGGTATGGAGATAAAAGACTAATGAAATTTAACTTATCTATATCTCAAGATTTAAAAGATTTAATTACTAAGTTAAATATGGGACTTGGTAAAATAACTTTTGAAGATAATACAGAATCTTTTAAAGTACAAGATATTGAAATTACGTCAGGAAATGTCGTAACTATAAGAAATAAGTTGACTTTTATCCCAAGTAAATATATAATTGTGTCTCAAGAAGGACATGGTATGGTAACAAAATCCAAATTAAATGGAGAAGATTGGAGTATAAACAATCTATATTTAATAAATCATGGTCCAGATACAGTGACCTTAACAATAATTTTTATGAGGTAAGTATGGCAGATAAACAAAAAGACTACAAACAATCTAACTACGACAAAGGTGTAGCACAAGCTGACAAAATATTAGGAGAAGACGGTCTAGGTAGGTTAGGTACTGATAAAGAAGTACAAGAAGCCTTATCTATGAAAAAAGGCAATATTGGCAAGCAAGAAGCAATGACTTCTAGGTTTGAAAAAATTGCTGATGAGGGTATGAGTTCTGCTGCCAGAGAAGCTCAGAGAACTAAGATGGCTCAACAGATGGCTCAGGCTGAACAAATGGCAGGTCTTAAAATGGGAGGTCAGATGGGAGGTGCTCAAGGTGCTTCTGCTGCTGCGCAGCGTAGAAGTATGATGGCACAAGGAATGATGGGTAGAGCCAATATTGAAAGAGATATATTCTTGCAGAATGAACAAGCCAAAATGCAAGGTCTACAAGGTATGCAATCATCATTGGCTGCTGAAAGAGCTGCTACTGATTCTTACTCTTCTTCTTTAGGTGAAGTAAAGACGTTTGATATTGGTCAAGCTGCTGCTGAGAAAGAATTGAGGGGTTCTATGGGTATGCAGTACGAGCAAATGGCAAGTGCTGAGAGAGCTGCTCAAATGGCTGCTGATGCTCAGATCAAAGCTGCAAGAGCACAGTCTTCAGGAGGTACTGTAGTATGTACAGAGATGCACAGACAGGGACTTATTGATACTGAGACATGGAATATAAATCAAGAGTTTGGTAAATATTTATATAATGTAGATACTTATAGATACTTTGGATACTTATCATGGGGTATGCCTTTAGCTAATGCTATGAGAAAAAGTAAGATTGTAACTTATATAGCTACTCCTTTTATGAAAGGATGGGTAAACTATATTGCAGGTAAAGAAACTTTCTTTAATAAAGCTATGTATTTAATAGGAAGTACCGTAAGTAACACATTAATTAAAATGAAAAAATTATATAATCAAGCATCAATTAGAGGTTACTAATGGCTAGAGTAAAAGTAGGTGATAGACAGAATAGAAAAGAGAAGAAGCAAAATATAGCTACTTCTGATCCAGGTATGTTGGATAAGATCCGAGCGGCTGGTAAGGAATATCAACAAACTAAAAAACCTGCTGAAGAAAAAGAAGCTAAAATGGTTTCTGAAGAAAACATGTCAAAGATGCCAGATGCAGATTTCCAGGGATTAAGAGAAAAATTAATATCTAAAAAATCAGGAGCTAACGCTGCTCCAGTTGAAGATAAACAAGGTCAAGATGAACAACCTATAGATGATTCAGAGGTAGATGCTGAAGAAGCAGCTATGGATCAAGAAGATTTACCTGATCTAAAACCAGAGGATAGAGAGAAAGAAGGTGCCTTTGGTATGCAGAACTTTAAAAAAGCTTTCTCATATTTTGGACCTCGTATGGCAGCTATGTTACTGGGAGGAGAGTCTGCTCTTAACTTTACAGATGATTTACTTACAGGATATAGAGAAGAACAGCAACAGCAAGGGTTAGATCCTGTTACTGCTACTAGATTACAACAAGCTCAAGAAAGAATAGATTTACAAAGAAAAGGTGAGGCAGCCAAACAAAAAAGATTTGAAAAAGCTCATGGTTTTAAGAAAAAAATGTCAGAAAGACCGGGAGGCAAAATTATGTTAGAACAAGCCTCTCAAAAAACATTACTATCTCACTTAGATGCTCTAGATAAATTAGCAAGCTCAGTAGATCAAGAGTACAGAGGACCCTTAGCAGGGTTAGGTAAAGATTGGGCTGTCAAGTATGGACTAAGTAATGATAAAGATTGGGCTATGTTTTCATCGAGATCCAACATGGTTCTTAACTCGTATATTAAAAGTATTACAGGTGCTCAGTCTGGAGCTGAAGAACAAGCAAGGTTAGGTAAAGATGTGCCCTCTCCTAGAGATAATCCAACAGTATTTGCAGCTAAGTCCAAAATGATGAGAGAAGCTGCTGAAGGTAGAATGACGGCTGTTAATGAATCACTAGAAAAATATGGTTACAAAGCTGATGATGGAACCTTCTCAGGTAAAGGTCTTACTAAAGAACAAAGAGAAGCTAATGCTAACATTGCAGCCAGTGTATTAGCTGATAAACTAGCAGAGTTATCTGCTCAAAATAAAGAATCAAAACCTGCTTCAGGTCTAAGTGCTCAGGAACAAGCTGAGTTAGAACAACTTAGAAAAGAGGCATCAGAAGGAAAATTTTAATGAGTAGAGAAGAATTAGAGAAACTTAGAAAGAGAAAAAGATTAGCAGAGCTAGAACAAAAAGCATCTGGACAAGCTTCATCTACAAAAGATAAATCTTTTACAGAAATAGGTAAGGAAGCTATGACAGGTCCAGGTACGCCTTATGAAGGGCAAGGAGCCGATGCTCCCGAAGGAGAAGAGGAAGTAACTAGACAGATGGCTGCTAGATTTGGTATGCAAAATGGACTAACTGGGAGTTGGGACGAAAATGTTAGGGCTGCTGGATCTACTGTAGATGATATACTAGAAGCGGCTGCTACTGGATTTATGAAAAATGGTATTCAAGGTACTGTAGATTCTTTACCAGATATTAAAGATACTTTCGATGCTAACCTGGCTGCTGAAAAACAAATAGAAGCAAAAGCTAGAGAAAAATATCCTTTTATGTATAACATGACAGATCTAGCTGGAACTATAACTGGTGAGTTAGGTACCTTTGGATTGGCAAAAGCTGTAAAAGGAGGCAAAGCTTTAAAAGGTTTTGAAGCTCTCATGGCTCAAACTGGGTTTGGTTTAGTGCATGGTCTAGGTAGAACTGAAGAAGATACTATTGAAGGTATGGCTAAAGATACTGCTATAGAAGTTGGACTAGCTACTGTGCCAGTGGCAGGTCAAATGGTAGGTAAAACTAAATTAGGTAGTAAAGCAATACAGGCTGTAGGACAAGCTGCTGAAAAAACTATGGTCCCATCTTTTTTAAGATTTCTTGGAGCTAAGGTAGATACTTTTGAAGCTAGTGTAAAAGAATTTGGTAAAGAAGCTGTAGATGTAGCAGAGCGTGTATTAGGAATGACTAACTCTGAAGGTGACAAAATTATTAATTGGAAAGCTCCTAGAAAACAAGTCTTGTTAGATGTTCAAAGAGAGGCTGACGCTGCTGGTAGACAAATGAAAATGCTTTTAGTTGAAGCTGATCAAATTAATCAGAAAGGTGAGCCTATGGGAGTTAGGCATTTATACACTAAATTAAAATCAGAGCTATTCCATGATCAAGAGGGTGGTGTGTACAAAACACTAGATAAGAAAAAAATAGGAGCTTTTAAAAATCTTGAAGAAGAAATATATGCTAACTTATTTGACGTTTCTCAAGATGAAATTGAAAAAGTAACTGGAAGAGTTATTAAAAAAAATATACCTAATGATATGTTACAATTTACAACTATGCACGACTATGTATCTGATCAATTTAGATATTCTAGAGGAGCCATGCACATGCCAGCTAGTATAGGTAGAGATGTTATGATGGCTAGAAAAAAAGTAGCTCAAATAACTCATGAGCATTTAGATAATCAAATAGTTACTTTAGCTGATGCTGATTTATTAAATAGATATAAAGATGCTAGAACAAGATTTGGAGATTTAAAGACTGTAGAAGATGCGCTTGACGTTTCTATGGGTAAAGATAAAGCTAAAGAAATATTACGTTCTATGTTTAGAGATAAATTATTTGTAGTTGGTTCAATAGCTGGTACTGCTGGACTTTCTTTACAAAACCCTGATCATGCAAAAGCTTTAGGAATAGCTTCTGCTATGGGTATGATTGCTACATCTAGAAGAGTAAACGGATTTGTAGCTCAGTCTGCTGCTAGAGTAGCTAAAGCATTTAAAACTAATCCTGATAGATATGGTAACATTGCTGCAAGATTGGTAGCGGCTTCGTCCGTATCCAGTGAAGCTTTTATGGATGAAATGTATTTGACATCTGCTAAAGTAGATCTTATGGAGAAACCACTAGCAAGAACTACAGAAGATGTTTTTAAAAGACGTTCACAGATTTTAACTATCGTAAATGATATAGATGAGGAAATGGGCAATAACCTAAGGAAGGCTATTGATGAAAGTAATACTACAGAGATAGGAAGTATCATGACTCAACTATCTCTTAAAGCTACTCCAGGACTTATAGAAGAAGGAGTAGGATGGGATGGAATTGCCTGGGATCCAGGTACGCAGGAAGCTGTAGAAAAGAATTTAAGAAAACATCTAACCCCTAGAGAACAAGCTTTATTAATTCCTAGATTTAGAGAAGATAAGAAGATACCACCTGAATACTATGGTAAGGCATCTCCTAATCCAATAAACAGATTGACATACATGAAACGTAGAAACAAAATTAGCAAGCCGGTGATTTAATGAGTAAAGTAAGAGAAGCAGCTAGTAAATCTGCTGCGTGGAAAAGAAAAGAAGGAAAGAGTGAGAGCGGTGGACTAAACGCTAAAGGTGTTGCATCTTATAGAGCTGCTAATCCAGGTAGTAAATTAAAGATGGCAGTAACTACTAAACCTAGTAAATTAAAGAAAGGTAGTAAAGCTGCTAATAGACGCAAATCATTTTGTGCTCGCATGACAGGTATGAAAAAAAGATTAACCTCAGCAAAGACAGCAAGAGATCCTAATAGTAGAATCAATAAGTCTTTACGTAAATGGAACTGTTAATATGAAAGAGTTACAACAAGACATTAAAGTAATAAGAGAATCACAGATCCGAATGGAGCAAGATCTTAAATATCATATTAAAAGAACTGACTTGCTAGAGGAAAAGGTAAATAAAAACACTGATTTATTACAGCCTTTACTAGTATGGAAATGGATGCGTGAGAATATACGTTTCATTTTACTGCTTATAGGGTGCATTGCATCAATTGTTATATGGGGTATTACACATGTTAAATAAGTTAGGACCTCTCATAATTTTAGCTGGAGCTGCTCAGTCATATTATAATAAGAGCGGTAAAAAGAAACCTAAAGAAATATTAATTGATCCTAAGACAGGAAAAGAAATAAAGAAAAAACCTAAAAAGGAAAAGAAAGATGAATAAGAAATGTTGTGAAGAAGAGAAATGTAATTGCAATGTAAAGAAGCTACGTAAATCAGCTATCTCTAAAATGCTAAAGAAACAAAAGAAATTGTTTAAAGAAAATCTAGGTTCGGGATTAGCTAAGACAATGCGTAAAAGTAAGAAAGAAGACGAAGGAAGTGATTACAAAAAGAATAGGTAATTATGAAAAGAAACGTACGTAAAGAAGTAGAAGATTATTTTAAAAAGAAAGGTACTTACGAAAAGTATGAGAAAGACGGTACTTTAGAAGAACGTGTCCAGAAAGGTGTGCGCATGGTAGACATGAAAGAAAGACATGACGCATGGAAACCTATATGGGATGCAGGACAAACTAAAGATGATTGGGATACCACAGTAAGTAAAATGGATAAATATAAAAGTTTTATAGATACTGCTGAAGATATGTTAGGTAGAAAATTAGTAATTACTACAGGAGGATCTTCTTTAAACCATGAGTTAGGTGCTTTGGATATTGGTAAAAAAGGTAACAAACTAACTCAAGAACAGTACGATATGTTAGGTAAATTAGCTTTGGATTTTGGATATAGAGTAGGAGATGAAGCAGATCATTTACATGTGGACAATACTATAGCAGAACAAGAAGAAAAAGCAAGAAAAGATGTACAACAATGGTATGAAAAAAATCCTCCAGAGGATGCCTCAAAGTTACCTTCTTTAATAGAGAAGGGTACACAAATGGCTATAGAGAAAAGAAAAAAATTAACTAAAGATACAGATCCTAATAAAATTAGAATACCTACTTCAAGAGTTTTTTATAATATACATGACGGACATAAACATGAAGGTGTTAGAAAAGAAAGAAAAAAGTTAGGTACTTTTGAAAAATATATGCAAACTTTTGTAGATCCAAAAGATGTTATAGAAGAGGATAAATCTAGTCCTTTACAAAATATGCAAAACGCTGGAAAAGAGCCTGAAAAAGAAAAGAGAGATTCTATAAGAAAAATGAAGATAGCTAAAGATATAGACTTTGGTATTTACAATTAAGGAGAAATTATGAGTAAAACGTCCATGAGTGAAAAAGAGAAAAAGATTCTTGAAAAGAATACACCTAAACCTGATGAGTCAGCTTCAAAAGATAAAGGGGAGAGGTTTAAAGAGTTTTATAAAAAGATCAAATCTTCTGAAGCTAAGGATGCAAAAGCAGCAGCTAGAAAAAGAGCTTTAAAAGAACAAGAGAAAAAGAATATGAGTTTATCTCATAATCCTCTAGAGGGTGGTCCTTTAGGCGGTTCCATATTAAAACGTAAAAAATAGGAGTACGTATGAAGTGGTTAAAAGACATGGCAAAAAGTATGCAAGACAAAAGAAAAGCTAAAGTAGAAGAACTAAGACAAAGAAGAAAGTCAGGAGAGAAACAAGACGGTTCTAAATTAAGAACTGGAGGACTAGCTCCTAAGAAAAAGAAATATTAATGGGTCTATTTGATTTTATAGGTAGTATATTTAAGCCAGCTACTAAATTAGTGGACGATCTCCACACTTCTACAGAAGAGAAGATGAAGCTAAAGAATGAGCTGGCAAACATACAAAGTAAAGCACAGGATAGAATCCTGGACTATGAAAGTAAGCTGGCAGAATATCGACACAAACTTCTAATTGCAGAGGCTAATTCGCCTCATCCTTTCGTTGCCTTATGGCGACCCATCTGCTCGACCGCTCTGGTCACAATTATTGTGTTGGCTTCCTTCGGTCTGTGTTCTCCAGGTCCTGAGCTATACAAGCTTGCTGAGATATTCTTAGGTGCCTATGTTGGAGGACGAACCATAGAAAAGATTGTAAGTTCAAGTAAGCTAGGAAAATAAGAAGACTCATTTATCTTTAAAATCTTTAAAATGTGAAGCCCATCCTTCATATTCAACAGTACCAATATCTTCACTAACAGGCTCTATGTTATCATGACAATATAAGAACATTGCGTTTGCTAAGGCATGAGCCATGTGATGTAAGCCTGTCTCTGGATCTTCTTTCTCTCCCATTCTCCAGGCTTGTATATGCCTAAGTAAGGCTGCCTC